AGAAAAAGGATAACCCTCCACTACCAACAGTTTATAAGGCGGGGGGTAGCGGAGCGAAGGGGGGCAAGGCCCCCCTCACACTTATCCAGCGGACCCAATGGCCACGCCATGATAAAAAAAAGACAGTTGACAAAGAGAAACTAACATAGTGTGACAGTGGATTAAGTATAGTATTACCTTAATCCACTTGTCACGGTCACGCTCTCATCACACTTATTCCATACATTATATCCGGCGTGACATTTTCCATTTATATAACGTGACATAAATTCTCGGCGTGACACAACTTTATTCTTTCATGTCTCATACCGCAGCATCATGGGCTCTTCGTCCGAAGTACGCCAAGAAACGCCGAACTGTCTTCAAGCGCTCCTCGAAATCCTCCGCTTACTCCAAAGGCTGGTTTTCTCGTGCAACAAACCCAAAGATCATGCTTAATCCTTGCTCTCGTGCATCTCATAATATTGTTGCCCCGAGATACATAACCCATCTCGAATATGGTTACCAAGGATATCTTGCTACAGAATCCGCTTATACTTTTGCGAGTCTCCTTAATGGACTCTCTTATCCCTCCGCATCCTCCAACGTTAGCCCTGCTTACAATTTTATTGCTGCTGGCTATGGAACCCTCGTGCCAAACACTACGAGCCTCACATCCCTGCAACCTAATGGCTTCTCATTACTTGCTCCACTTTATCAATCATATCGTGTACGTGCTTCTACCATAACTGTTACAGCTATTCCCAAGCTAACAGAAATCGGTCATTGTATCAATTTGGTCGTCGTGCCCACTGAACAACAAGCCGCTGTCTCCAGTGGCCAAGAAATGCTTCCGATGCCTTACTCCAAGAGCCTGGTCTGCTCTAGCGGTGGGTCTGCCAGAGATTGCACCATTGTCTCCAAGATGGACGTCAAGACCCTATTCGGAGCCCCCGAGACCCGATTCCAAGCCGATCCTCAATTCGCTGCCCTCTCCGGAGCCAACCCAGCTCAGAAAGCTGTCTGGTTGGTCAACGTCACTTCACTTACCGCCGAGTCTGTTACTGTTAGTGTTGTAGTGAAGATTGATTACGAAGTAGAATTCTGGGATCCCGTATCTCCAGCAAAAAATTTTTAAAAATACAAGAATATACCAGAAAAAGGATAACCCTCCACTACCAACAGTTTATAAGGCGGGGGGTAGCGGAGCGAAGGGGGGCAAGGCCCCCCTCACACTTATCCAGCGGACCCAATGGCCACGCCATGATAAAAAAAAAGACAGTTGACTTGGAGAAACTAATATAGTGTGACAGTGGATTAAGTATAGTATTACCTTAATCCACTTGTCACGGTCACGCTCTCATCACACTTATTCCATACATTATACCCGGCGTGACATTTTCCATTTATATAACGTGACATAAATTCTCGGCGTGACACAACTTTATTCTTTCATGTCTCATACCGCAGCATCATGGGCTCTTCGTCCGAAGTACGCCAAGAAACGCCGAACTGTCTTCAAACGTTCCTCGAAATCCTCCGCTTACTCCAAAGGCTGGTTTTCTCGTGCAAGCAATCCAAAGATCATGCTTAATCCATGCTCTCGTGCTTCTCATAATATCGTTGCTCCTAGATACATTACCCATCTAGAGTACGCTTATCAGGGATACCTTGCAGGCGAGATTTCTTATACATTTGCCAGTCTCCTCAACGGCCTCTCTTATCCGTCTGCCGCATCCAATGTGTCACCTGCTTACAATTTCATCGCTGCCGGCTATGGAACTCTTGTGCCCAACACCACAAGCCTCACCTCTCTTCAGCCTAATGGGTTTTCTCTGTTAGCTCCGTTGTATCAGTCTTATCGCGTACGTGCCTCTACTATAACCGTCACAGCACTCCCTAAAGGAACAACTTACAATGGTCATTGCCTCAACATGGTTATCGTGCCTACCGAACAACAAGGGTCCGTATCCAGCGGCCAAGAACTGCTCCCGATGCCATACTCCAAGAGTTTGGTTTGCTCTGATGGAGGCTCGGCCAAAGACTGCACACTTACATCCAAGATGGACGTCAAGACCCTGTTCGGAGCCCCCGAAGTCCGATTCCAAGCCGATCCTCAATTCGCCGCCCTGTCCGGAGCCAATCCAGCCCAGAAAGGCCTCTGGTTGGTTAACCTTACGTCTCTTACTGGCGACTCTCTAACCTGTTCAGTTGTAGTGAAGATTGATTACGAAGTAGAATTCTGGGATCCCGTATCCCCAGCCAAAAATTTTTAAAATACAAGAATATACCAGAAAAAGGATAACCCTCCACTACCAACAGTTTATAAGGCGGGGGGTAGCGGAGCGAAGGGGGGCAAGGCCCCCCTCACACTTATCCAGCGGACCCAATGGCCACGCCATGATAAAAAAAA